GCAAGAGGCCGATGCCGCCGCTGGCGGCATCAAGGCTGAACCTGTTGGAAGCCGGTGGGTGTGAAATGGGATGGTGGGTTCCGCTAGTTGTGGCTGTCATCACGGGCCCTGTTGTGGTGCTGTTGCAAATGTTGAGAAATGAGAACACAACTCAGCATGCGGAGTCTAGGGAGTTGCTACATCACATGACTATCAAGGTTGACGATATTCATGATGATGTTTCTGAGTTGAAGGACGATTTTAAACAACACATTAAGGATGGTCATGGTAGTCAAGTTGGATGATAAGACGAAAGCGCTGGTTGCTAGTTATGTTCGCTCGGCGGTTGGTGCTGGACTTGCTGTTTATACTGCTGGTGTGCGTGATGTACGCGGCATTCTTAGTGCTGCTGGGGCTGCTGTGGTTCCACCACTTCTGCGTTGGGTTAACAAGGCTGACACGACGTTTGGGCGGGGCAGCAAGTAAATATGGCACGTCTGTCTAACAAGGACCTGCTGGGCAGGTATCGTTCTAAACTGGCGCAATCTAAGCGTTGGCGTAAGAACGAGGAGTACGACGATGTGTGGCGTCGCATGATTGACATGTATCGCGGCAAACATTATGACAACCTGAGCGATGAAGACCGCACTTTGGTCAACATGGCGTTCTCAACCATCAACGTTATAGGCCCCAGCGTGTCGGTTAACTACCCGAAGATTACGGTTAATGCACGTCGCCCCGAGGATGGTGACCGTGCGACTGTGACCGAGGCGATTGTGAACTATTGGTGGCGACACTATGGGTGTCAGCCACAGTTCCGTAAAGCAGTCAAAGACAAACTGATTATCGGCCACGGTTGGGTTAAGACTGGTTACCGTTTTGTTGAAGAAGAGAAAGTCGCTGAACGTGACCCGAATGTTGAGCACAATGACGTGTTGGATATTGAGGGCGAAACAAACGTTGAGACCGAAATGGTTATTGTGGAAGACCGCCCGTTTGTGGAACGTATTTCGCCATTCGACATCTATGTAGACCCTGATGGTACTTGCATGGACGACATCAAATGGATTGCTCAACGAGTTAAACGCCCACTGGCGGACGTCCGTAACGATAAGCGTTACAACAGCAACGCCCGTGCCGAAGTTCAGCCAACCCAATACTCCAAGTATGGTTTGGATGGTCAGCAACTAAAGCAGTCCTACACGAAGGAAGATTCTTTCGTTGAGGTGTGGGAGTTTTACGATATCCCCAAGGGCACAATGTGCATCTTTGCTGAAGGCTCGGACAAGTTCCTTGTCCAGCCAACCAAGATTCCGTTTGCATTCGGTCACCCGTTTGTGATGCTGAGAAACTATGAAGTCCCTGAGCATTTTTATCCGTTGGGTGAACTGGAAGCCATCGAGGGTCTTCAGCATGAACTGAACGAGACACGCACCCAGATGATGAATCATCGTAAGCGGTTTTCACGTAAATGGTTGTACAAGGAGTCGGCGTTCGACCCTGATGGTCGAGCGATGCTGGAATCCGATGAGGATAACGTTTTGGTTCCCGTGGTGGGCGATGAGCCGCTTGGCGGCGTCATCACCCCAATGCCTGCGGTTATAAACCCACCCGAGTTCTATAACCAGTCCAGTCTGATTGCAGGCGACATGGACCGAGTGTCTGGTGTGTCGGACTATATGCGTGGTGCGATGCCTGAGATTCGTCGTACGGCAACTGAGGCTGCGATTGCGCAGGACGCAAGTAATGCGCGTGCAGCCGACAAGTTGGCTGTTATCGAATTGGAGATTGCTGCTTGCGCTGGGCGTCTGGTGGCTTTGGCCCAGCAATATATGACTGGTCAGCAGGTTGCCCGCGTGGTCGGCTCTAACGCCATTCCGTTGTGGGTGCAGTTTGACCGTGACTATATTGCTGGCGAGTTCGATTTTGAAGTCGAGGGTGGTTCTACCCAGCCTGTGAACGAATCGTTCCGCCGTCAAATGGCGTTGCAGATGGTTGACGCTATGGCTCCCTTTGCGCAGGCTGGGGTTATCGACATGGGCGCTTTGGCACGTCACGTATTGCAGTTTGGTTTTGGTATCAAAACACCTGAAGCGTTTTTGGCTGCCCCTGCACCGCAGCAGTCTCCTCAGGGCCAGCCGATGCCCGAGCAGATGGGTGGCGGCATGCCACCGCAGAGCGGTTTGCCGCCTGAACTGATGCAGGCTTTGGGTGCTGGTGGCGAAATGGTTCCACCTGAACAGCCTGTTTAGGTTACAAAATAGTTCTATCTATAGGAACAACCAACCAAAAGGATTCCGGTGGAAGACACAATTGAATACGCTGCCCAAGAAGTAGACCCCACTATTGATGGTGGACAAGTTGAAGATGTTGGGGGTGAAACAGCCGAACAGTCGGAAGAAGGTTACTTCAACTGGGGTGACTACGCAGACAAGCGTGTTAAGTTGCCTGTTGCAGGAGAAGAAATTGAGGTTCCGCTCAGTGAGGCTTTGGCTGGATATCAGCGTCAAGCGGATTATACCCGCAAGACGCAGGAACTCAGTCAGCAGAGACAGGAAGTGCAGTTTGCTGCGGCAATCCAACAGGCGTTGGACAATGACCCGCAGGGAACTATCAAACTTCTGCAAGAACATTACGGTATCAACAATGGTGCTGAGTCTTTTGAAGATGACCCGTTTGCTGACCCGACCGAGAAACAGATTCGGTTGTTGGAGACGCGAATTAAGTCGTTTGAGGAAGCGCAGGCGCTTCAACAGTTGGAACGTAATCTTGGTTTTCTGCAAGAGAAGTATGGTGAGGATTTCGACCCAAACGAAGTGGTTGCACAGGCTTTGGCTGTCGGAAGCAATGACCTAGAAGGCGTTTACAAGCAGATTGCGTTTGACCGTATGATGAGCAAAAATTTGGCTAACCAGCAGGTTGCACAAAAGAGGGCCGCAGACGAGCAGCGTATTGTTGAGCAGAAACGTCAGACTGGGATTGTTTCTGGGGCCACTAGTGCGGCTAGTGCGGGTGTGTCGGATGCGCCTGTTTCTTCACTCAGGGATGCTTTTGATTTGGCGAAACGCCAACTCGGAATCTCCTAACATTACAACAACTACATCTAATCCTTAGGAGGATTCAAAATGGCTGGTAACGCTAACTTTGATGCGCTGCTTTCAACCACGCTTGCAAACTACCGCAATCAACTGACTGACAACGTGTTCACCGCACGTCCGCTTACGTATATGCTCATGGAAAAGGGCCGTATCCGTATGCTTAATGGTGGTACGAAGATTGTTGAGCCGCTGATTTATGGTCAGAACTCGACTGTCGCTTCGTACTCGGGTTACGACACAATTTCGCTGACCGCACAGGACGGCATTTCTGCCGCAGAGTACGATTGGAAGCAGTACGCTGCGTCCATCGCCATCTCCGGTATTGAAGAGGCGAAGAACAATGGTGAGCAGGAAATCATCAACCTGCTTGAGGCCAAGATTATGCAGGCTGAAGAGTCTATGCGTGAAGGTTTCAACCAGATGTTCTTCGGTGACGGCACGGGCAACTCGGGCAAGAACTGGAACGGCCTTGGCAACATTGTCGAGTCGGGTAACACTGTTGGTGGAATCAACTCGGCTGGCGGTCAGGGTAACGACTGGTGGCGTTCGTATGAAGAGAACACCGCTGGTGCGCTCACGCTTGCCCAGATGGCTACGGCATACAACAGCACTTCGGTTGGTAACGACCACATTGACACGGTTCTGACCACTCAGACCCTGTTTGAGAAGTATGAGTCGCTGCTTCAGCCGCAACTCCGTTACACCGACACCAAGACTGCGGATGCTGGTTTCCAGAACCTGCTGTTTAAGTCGGCTCCTGTGATGTACGACGTCCACTGTACCGCTGGTGTGGTGTACTTCTTGAACACGAAGTACCTGACGCTGGTTGGTCACTCGGGCAAGTGGTTCACGCAGACCGAGTTTGTCCGTCCCGAGAACCTTGATGCGCGTTATGCGCTCATCATGTGCTACGGTAACCTGACCTGCCGCAACCGTGCGAAGCAGGGCAAGTTGACGGCCAAGACCGCCTAATAGGACCTAAATCTGTCCGAACGGCATTCCAGTGGGGGGACGGGGATAAAAGCCTCGTCCCCCCAACCGGTTTATTGAACAAGTATTTGATTGGAGTTTATTATGGCAGCAAAGAAGAAGCCGATGGGTGGAACTCTCTACAAGGGTTCAAAAGGTATACAGCGTGCGAGGGCTGAATCGAAGTCGCAGAACCCTAGTGCACGTAATAAGGTTGGAGCCAAACCCAAGTCGAAAGACCGGCCCGGACCGTGGGATAACATTGGTCGTGGACTTAAGACTGGTCATGCAGTTATTAAGGAAGTGACAAAACCTATACACGACCCGCTTGGTGCCGCTTCTGACATAGTTAAAGGCGTTCGCAAAGATGTAAAAAATCGCAATGTTAAGGGTTTGGCGTTTCAGGCTGCGACAATGCTGCCAATTGGGCGTATTGGACGTGGAGTAAGTGCGTTTAGCAAAGGTGTGAAAGCAGCAGATAAGGCGGTTGACACCGCTCAGGCTGGAGCCAGCGTTGCTGCCGCGGCGTATAAGGCTGCAGCAAAAGGTGGAAAAGCAGCATCTATGTACAGACGGCCTGTTAACAATCCTATTTTTAACAACAAAACAGCAAAAGCAAATGCTCTATCAAAGGCTGCTTCGGGACGTACTGGTACTATCAGCCAAGCAACAAAAGAGGCACGTCAAGTGGTTGCAAATCAGAAGGGTCGTGCTGTCGGTGGGGTAAAGCCCTCTCCGAAGAAGAACCCCGGCAAATACTCTAAGTACGCAAAGTAGTGGGACTGGGTGACAAAATCACCCTATAGTGATGACTACAAGCAAAACCTCCAAACCAGCGCACGCCATGTATGGCAAACCCGTGTCCGCTATTCGACCCGCCGCCGCATCTGCTGGCGCGCGGGTCGCAGCGGGTTCAGGCCCATACACGGGACGTCAACGCTGTGTTGCCAATAATGATACGTGCGAGGGGCCGCAGGCCCGTGGCACAGAATACTGTATCGGCCATCTCAGGGCTGTTGAGAAAGGACGTGACGTCGCTTGAGCACTAGCACGGAACTCGTTGCCCTAGTACGGGATATTATCGACTTGGAGGAGGCAGACTTGCCGACCTCTTTGATTCGTACGTATCTCAGGGACGGGTATGACCGTGTTATCAATCTGGAACGGCGTTGGCCGTTCTTCCAAGTGACGTACACTTTCAACACCACAGCCGGGGTTCGTGACTATCCGATTTCGGGTATCGGTTCTGGCGATTTGCGCGAAGCCACCAGTTTGGTCGATACCAGCATTGCCGGTAATCGACTGCGCCTTATCAGTCCTGATGAGGCTGAGGCTGTGTGGGTTGGCGGTTTGGACCAACCGAGCCGCCCCTTGTTTTTTACGTTTTGGGGTAGCAATCTAAGTTTGTACCCGAAGCCCGAGACGGTTTATCCGATGAAGGTTCGTGGCTACCGCAAGGCTACATACACGTGGGTTACGGATGGCATCTCGCAGGTTGATTGTGATGAGCGTCTGCATACGGCGTTGGCGTATTATGCGCTGTCTAAGGCGTATGAGCGTCAGGAAGACCCTGAGATGTCTGCTGTGTATAAGCGGACGTTTGAGGAAGCGGTTGGTTTGGCTCGGGTAGAGATTATGCGTTCGTCTGCACATCGTCCGATGGTGTTGTCTGGTGGGCGTCCATATCCGTCGATGAACCGTTGGTTGCAGGACCTTGGGCGGACTTTGGGGCAACCGTAATGGCAACGTTGGAGTTGTTGCGTGTCGATGATTTTACTGGCGGTTTGAACCTTAGGGCTGACCAGTTTCAGTTGGCTGCTAATGAGTCGCCACAAATGTTGAATGTGGAGATTGACCCGCGTGGTGGCGTGTTTTCTAGGGGCGGTATGCGGCGTATCACGTCGCAACCAATTGTGGGCGGCAACATTCTGACTGAGGGCAACGACACGTTGCAGGCAGAGTCTGGGGATTTGTTTACGCCTGAAACAATCTCTGATTGGACACCAGAAGTTTTGTTCCCGTTTGAAGGTATCGCTAACTATTTGATGCTAAGTACGGGTTCTGTCGGTGCAACTGACGGAAACGTGTATTACAGCACGGGTTCCGATTTCACTAGTTTGGCTGTGCCTGTCAAGAATGAGCATGGGTGCGGGTTTGCCGAGTGGGGCGATTTTTTGTTTATGACACCGGGGCTGGGTGCACAGTGCCGCAGGTGGAATGGGACAACGTTGACTACGTTGAACTCCACTAGTGATGCGACTGGTGGTATTTATACGGCGTGGGGTGCAGCGGCTGACCATATGCCGCAGTCACGTCACGTGTTGACGCATGCTGGTAAAACATTTGTGGCGTACACACGTGAGTTTACTGGGACTGGCGGTTCGTACACAGACTATCCGAACCGTATCAGGTGGTCGGACGAGAACGCGCCGACACGTTGGACGGCAGCAAACTATATCGACATCAACGATGGCGGTACTGGTATCACAGCAATCGCATCGTTTAACGGGACGTTGCTGGTTTTTAAGGCCACCAGCGTGTATGCAATCTATGGCTACAACTCGGACACGTTTCAGGTTGTGGAGTTGTCGAAGCGTGTGGGTACGATTACGTCGCATTCCGTTGCGACAACGGAACGCGGCGTCTACTTCTTTTCTTGGCCTGATGGTCTGTTTGTTTATACGGGTTCTGGGATTTTGGATTTGTTTGAACCGATTCGTCCGATTATTCAAACATCACAAGTGAACACGGCTTACATTGATGAGATTTATGTGAACTATGTGAACCGACGTATTTGGGTTTCGTTGCCATATTCGGAGGCCGGTGGTGCGACGTTGCCGACCACGAGTTTTGTGTATGACCCGTCAATTGGCTCCAGTGGTGATGCTGGCGAGTCGTTTGGTGTGAATGACGCTTTCAGTGGCCGTGGGTCGTGGACGATGTTTCGTACGGCTGATGGTTATGGTGTTGCTGGTGGTTGCACGTTTGTTACTTCTAGCGGTCAGGTGATTCATGCTGTTGCGCATCCTGTGTTGGATGCGGTGGCTGGTGTCGACGTCTACACCCAGCAGACAGATAATTTTGATGGTTCGGATGTGAACTTTGAGTCGTATTATCGGACACGGTGGATGGATGCCGGTAACTACAGCATGAAGAAGATGTGGCGTCGCCCAGATTTTGTTTTGAAGCAGAAGCCTACGGCACGCGATTTGATTATTAATGTTTATCATGATTATGAGGAGGCTGCTGGTTCTCAGAAGCGCACGTTCAATTTGAATATTGCGGCTACTGGGTCTGGCGCTTTGTGGGGGTTTCCGCCTACGGGCAACATGACGTGGGGGTCTTCTAGGTGGGGTCCGCCGAACGAGGGTGCGTTCCTTGAGACTGGTTCTAATCTCGGGTTGGCTCGGGCTGTCCAGTTGGAGATTACTGGTCCGACAGGTTTGTCGTGGGGTGTGGACAGTTTTACTGTGAAG